ACACTTATGGGCATGGCGATGAAAATCCTTATATTAGACCTATGATTGATGAATCTTTAGAGAACCAAAAGAAGCGGCAGGCCGCATTTAAAGAAGCGTGGGAAATGATGGGCGATGTTTTTTATCATCTTTGGGATTGAAAGGAATGAAAAGAAATGATTAAAAATTGGTTAGTACGCGGCGATACTCATGGTAATTTTCATTGGTTGTTTAATAATACGCTTGATGCGTATAATCCTGATGAGACTGCTATCATAATTTTGGGAGACGCTGGATTTAACTTTTATCTGAATAAAACTGATGCGAGAATAAAACGGGAAGTGAACGAGCGCGGTTTCAGAATTTATTGCGTCCGCGGCAATCACGAAGCGCGTCCACAAGATGTTCCTGGGATGGTACCTGGATATGATATAGACGTCAACAATGGCGTGTATATGGAGTCTGCCTATCCTAATATTCGTTACTTTAAAGATTATGGTCGTTATAAACTGGGGCGCTATCATGTAGCTGTAATCGGCGGCGCGTATAGCGTTGATAAATGGTGGCGGCTTCATAACGCGGGAATTTATAGCAAGCTTGATAAAGGATACACTAATCCTAAAAAGAGCGGTTGGTTCTATAATGAGCAGCTGTCTACCAAGGAGATGGAGGAAGCTGAGGAAATCATCTGCGCACATGACCCGTATGATTTTGTCTTTACTCACACTTGCCCTATCAGCTGGCAGCCAACTGATTTATTTCTCAGTGTTGTAAATCAGGATGAAGTTGATAGCTCTATGGAGCTGTGGATGGATGAGCTGAAGGATAAGTTTAATTGGAATATGTGGCTTTTTGGACACTATCATGCAGACCGTATCGAGCGCCCGCACGTTGAAATGTATTACAACGACATTGAGTCTCTTGATGTAATCAATGAGAGATGGGAGCAGTATGATATGGGAAATGGGATTGATTGGTGGCTTAATAAAAGTCCCAATTACTACATGACATAATTGGGTGAGCTTGCTCACCCAAATTTGCTTTTTTTTAAAATTTATGGTATAATATGATAGAAAGGTGGGAAAATTATGAAACTTTGGGTTGATGATATTCGTCCCGCGCCGAATGGTTATAAATGGGTAAAGAGTGTTCACGAGGCAATCATACATATTTGTCAGATGAAACGTCCTAATGGTGATTATAAAATTGAAGTTATTGACCTTGACCATGATGCGGGTGATTATGCTTTTATGGGCGGCGACTACATCAAATTACTCGATTGGATGGAGTATAAAGGTATCAATAATATTCCCATTCACATTCACACAATGAACCCAGTTGGGCGTCAGAATATGCAAACAATTATTAAAAAGAATGGCTGGAGAGAAGTATGAGTAAGTCTAAAAATACAGACCAATTTGATTTGTATTATGAAGATGAATACGAACAGGAAAACAGAATGCAGCGCGAACGTGAACGTAGGGAACGCGCGCGAAGTAAGAAACAAAGACGTAATGATTACATGAGCGATTGGGAGAGAGCAGATGGCTAAGAGAGTAACAGAAAAAGACATTATAGACATGAATGAAGCCTATCTAATCTGCAAATCTTATAGTGGGGTTGCCGCGGCGACTGGTTGGTCAGTGTCGACCGTGCGCAAATATATCATTAGTGATTATAACCCGCAGAAGAAACAGGTTTCGACAAGGCAGTTTACTATCGCTCCAGTTGAAGAAACTGCGGAGTATCTTTCAACTCATTCAAATCTATCAAATGTAACGCCAGAGGAAAAAGCAGCACTTAGGAAATTGCAGAAAAGGATGTTGGTTTAATGGACTATTTTAGTTATCGGAACACAAGCAATAATGGCTGGATGATACTACCAGAATATGAAAAGTTTGGCAATCCATATATTCATGGTAGTTATTTACTTTTCGCAGCGCGCATTATGGGTATGAGCTGGGCAGACTGGCTTGAATACTGCGAGCAGAATGGTGCGACGCTGTATGGTAAGGAAATTCTGTACGTGCATGCAGTGTGGTCCGAACCAAACCACGCATTTTTAAAAGAATTAAATAAGCGTGCCGCTGAGGTCGCTAAAATAATTGACTTAAAGGGGTTAGATTGGTAATGGATAAAAGAGTAAATAAGAAGTCTCCAGAGGAACTTCAAGGGCTTATGCATTTTAGGAAACGCGGCTATTGGCTGAAGAACAAAAAAGGCAAAGGCTCATATAACCGTGCAGATTTTAAGAAGTTTGAATAGACCGAAGACAATACAGAAGGAGCCGAGGTTAGATAACTTACTTTACAAATGCAAAAATTTGTAATAGTATGTACGGTTATCATTTTTTTAGTGGGGATTTTTGTAGCTCCTACTTTACCTCAAGAGGAATAGGCGGTTAGTATTGAACTCATTGAAGAAGAAGTAGAAGTTGCAGAAGAAGTATTTTTTCATATTATCGAAGAACCTATTATTTTAGAGGAAGAGATATATAGTGCAATCGTAACGAATTTACATAGCGAAGAAGATATTCGTTTAATATGGGACGAGCTGAGTAAATATTCACCATCAGACGTGATTACAGCTGGTATCATGGGATATTTTTGGCGCGAAAGTCGCTTCAGGTCTAACGCCGTCGCTGGCTGGGACGTTAGAAATTTAGGGCGCGAGCGCGATATATGTGAAGAATTTACGGAAATAGTCGATGCGGGACTACATGATGGTTCGTCCTATGAATATTTCTTTGAGATGATTACGATACACTATGGTGGATATGGACTTGGTCAATGGCTTTCTCCAAATTATCTCAAGCATTTTTATGAATTTATGCAAAAACATGAAGGCTCAATTGGTGATGCTACATTATAGTGTGAATTTATATTTGAAAGTCTTCAATTAAATCAAGAATTATGGCAAATGTTACTTGAATGTGAAACTGCCGCACAAGCGGGGCGCCGCATTGGTATATATTATGACGGCGCAACCTAGGAAGGAGTTGAGTATATTGTTTCTTCCTCGGAATAGTTTTATAAAAAATTTGCCAAATAAAAGGAGTTCATTATGACTGAAATTAGAACAAAACTTTCGCCACCTTGGATTACATATCTAAGTGAAATCACAGCACTTTTTGAAAATGACCCCGAAGTAACAATAGAGTATGATAATGACGACTACACGCTAAAACTGTTCGTCGCATCGCCAGATAAGGCGGAAGCACTCTATTTCCTCCTGCCAGAAGAGGTTGATTTTGGTAATGTTATTCTCGAAGTGATTGTTGTTCCACCCAACGGTGAGTGGGGTGACCGCGCTGAAAAGATTGATTATGATACTATCTTTAATAATGCGTTTAAGAATAATCCAGTTTATGCTTTCTGCAAGACATTTACTGGACCGTTCAGCTTTAATGCAACTTATGTAGTGTTCAAGAATCGTGTCGTTCAGTTCTACAATGATAATCTGAACGATATTTATGGGAATATGAGCACTCTCTATCAGGAGATTGCAAGTGATGTCTTCAAAGATTTCTATGGAGTTTATTACTGCACTGATGTTGAGGAACTCGTAGGAAAGCCGCTCGGTGAGTGGCCCTAATGTATTAGGGGGAGCTTAAAAACTCCCCTGTATATGCGGATGTAAGCATAATGGTACTGCCGCGGATTGCTAATCCGTTCATCTCGTTTAGAGATGTGTAGGTTCGAGTCCTATCGTCCGCGCCATATGCCAGCTTAGTGTAATGGTAACACAGCGGCCTTGAAAGCCGTCGGGTTTAATAGCCCTTGCGGGTTCGAGTCCTGCAGCTGGCGCCATAAATTTTTTAATATATTATTTTTGACTTTTTTTAAAATTAATGATATAATATATATAGAAAATGAGAAAGAGAGAATAAAAATGCTGTCATGGCTCAACGGTAGAGCAATTGCCTTGTAAGCAATAGGTTGTGGGTTCGATTCCCTCTGGCAGCTCCATAAGAGTTGGTGTAAAAGGATATTTGATTGCGCGGAGTCGCGACCGCGCGAGAAATAATATCGGTATGAGAAAGGGACTGCAGCTCTTTCAAAATATGTAAGCACACTCGCTGACAGCGCGGGAGGAGCAGTAGAAAGCTTGCACTCTTAACCACAG